AAGCATGTCAGACAAACTCATAACGCTGGCGAAGATCCTCTGTGTAATTGTCGGCATTTCATTTTCACTCATGCTGGTTGCCATTTTCTTTTCCACCGCCTGGCGAGTCCTGACGTTATCGGGACTGGTGGGGTGAAAGAGAGATGAGCCGTGTTCTGTGTGTGGTGATTATTGTCCTGGCGGGTGGCTGTGGTGCGCTGTGGCTGGCAACAGACCATTACCGCGATAACGCCATCACCTACAAAGCGCAGCGCGATAAAAAAGCCAGAGAGCTGGAGCTGGCAAACGCCACCATTACTGATATGCAGGTGCGCCAGCGCGATGTTGCTGCGCTCGATGCAAAATACTCGAGGGAATTAGCCGATGCGAGAGCTGAAAATGAAACTCTGCGTGCTGATGTTGCTGCTGGTCGTAAGCGCCTGCGGATCAACGCCACCTGCTCCGGTACCGTGCGTGAAGCCACCGGCACCTCCGGCATGGATAATGCAACCGGCCCCCGACTGGCAGACACCGCTGAACGGGATTATTTCACCCTCAGAGAGCGGTTGATGATGATGCAGAAGCAGCTGGAAGGGGCACAGGAATATATCCGCACTCAGTGCCTGAAATAAGTTTTGCTGATGCGCCGTATCGTCGCAGTATTCCCGCATTAACAGAGACCTCAGCCAGACACTGGACCTCCTGCGCGAGTGTGTGGGGATAATCAAAAACGATGCACACCGGGCTTTCCACGTTTTCAGGTAACGTGAGCGTTTTCCCGCATGGCCGCCTGTCCGGTGCGGTGGTGGAAGAAACCGGATAAAACAACCATATTGTGTAAATATCAATCAAACAAGACGCTGCTGTGTGAATTCTGAAAAATCACAGCGGTCATTATGCGTCAGTTTTTAACAGAGGACGTCAGAAAGTGACATGGCAAAGCTGGACTGGAAAAAACTGGAGCAGGCATTCCGACGCGAACATGCCGAAACGGGAATAACATTACTGGAGTGGTGCCGTAAGAAAAAGATTAATTACAACACCGCCAGAACCCGTATAAAAATGGGCAAAATCGATCATGAAATCGATCATAAAACCGATCATGAAATCGATCATGACATCTCAGATGAAGAACCCAGCAATGACGCGGGTTCCGACGATGAAAAATGCGCAAAAAATTCTGAAAAAAACTGCGCAAATTCGGCAGAAACGAAACGCAACAGCAGATCGGGTAATCCTCACCCCGTTGCCCGGTTTAGCGACCGTAACACCCACGCCGTGAGACACCGTGGATATGCGAAGTATCTTGAGGCAGATAACCTCATGGATGATGCGTCCGATATGGTGCTGTTCGATGAACTGGTGTTCACCCGTGCCCGCGCACTTTCAGTAACAGGAACACTGAAAAAAATGTTCGCCGACCTGAAAGAGGCGGCTGACGTGGAAACCCGTGTTGCCCTGTACGACAAAATACTCAAAGCAGAACAGGCCCTTGACCGGAATATTGCCCGTATCGAGTCAATTGAACGCTCATTGCTGACGCTGGACGTTCTGGCGGAAACAGCACCAAAACTTCGTGCTGACCGGGAAAGAATCAACGCTGCCAGAGATAAACTCAGAGCGGAAACCGATATTCTGACCAGCCAGCGTCGGGGCGTTGTTACGCCTGTCAGTGACATCGTGTCATCGCTGCATGAAATGAGTAATTCGGGGAGACTGGATGACATTCCGGAAGAATGAACCGCGATGTGATGAACCGTCAGAAATGACCGGAACCGAACAACGTCTGTTCATCATGACTAAACTGAGCAATCCCTGGTGGCGGCTCAATCATCTCTACAAAATACAGAACGAAAAAGGTGAGCTGGTCACCTTCAGAATGCGACCGGCGCAGCGCCAGTTGTTCCGGAGCATGCACAATAAAAATATTATCCTGAAAGCACGCCAGCTGGGGTTTTCCACGGCCATTGATATTTATCTTCTCGACCAGGCATTATTCATACCGCATCTCAAATGCGGGATTGTCGCTCAGGATAAACAGGCTGCCAGTGAAATTTTCCGCACCAAAATTGCTGTACCGTTTGATCATCTTCCTGACTGGCTGAGAGCCTCATTCACCATCGTTGAACGTCGTAGCGGAGCCAGCGGTGGCTATATCCTGTTTGGTCACGGCTCGAGTATCCAGGTGGCAACCTCATTCCGTTCAGGTACGGTGCAGCGCCTGCATATCTCAGAGCACGGCAAAATTTGCGCAAAATATCCGGCTAAGGCGAAAGAACTGCGAACCGGTACACTTAATGCCGTCTCTGATGAGTGCATTATTTTTGATGAATCCACTGCTGAAGGTGTGGGTGGCGATTTTTACGAGATGAGTAACCGGGCACAGGAAATCACTGCATCAGGGCTGGCGCTGACGCCACAGGATTATAAATTCCATTTTTACGCCTGGTGGCAGGATCTCAAATACAGCGCCAGAGTGCCGGAAAGCGGACTTAAGCTGTCACGGGAAAAAACAGCGTATTTTTCTGCGGTTGAAAAAGCAATGAACATCACGCTTACCGATGAGCAGAAACACTGGTACATCTGCAAGGAAACTGAACAGCGTGAGGAAATGAAGCAGGAATTTCCCTCAACGCCACAGGAGGCGTTTCTGACGTCAGGACGACGGGTGTTCAGTGCGGAAAGCACGCTGCAGGCAGAGTCATTCTGTTCGCCACCGCTGATTGTTTATGACATTGAACCGGTTACAGGAACGAAGACCAAAGCGCAGTCTCTGCGTGACGGGAATAAAGCCGAACAGCACCGGACGCTGATGAATTATCTGCTGGTCTGGGAGCTGCCGGATCCGGATGAAGAGTATGTATGCGGAGCGGATACCGCTGAGGGGCTGGAGCACGGAGACCGCTCATCGCTGGATATCATCAGATGCAGTAATGGTGAGCAGGTGGCTCACTGGTTTGGTCATCTCGATGCGGAGCTTTTCGCTCATCTCATTGCGCAGGTCTGCCGTATGTACAACAATGCGTTTGTGGGGCCGGAGCGTAACAATCACGGACATGCCGTTATCCTGAAACTCAGGGAACTCTATCCGACGCGTTATATCTACAACGAACAGCACCTTGACCAGGCATATGACGACGATACGCCCCGTCTTGGCTGGCTGACAACCCGCCAGAGTAAACCGGTCCTGACAGAGGGAATGAAAACGCTGCTGAATAACGGCCTGTCGGGGATCCGCTGGTCGGGCACATTATCAGAAATGAACACCTACGTTTATGACGCGAAAGGCTCCATGAATGCACAGGAAGGCTGTTTTGATGATCAGCTTATGAGCTACATGATTGCCCAGGAGATGCGCGCCAGAATGCCGGTGAGGGTAAAACAGAAAACGGATAAACGCAGAACCACACACTGGATGGCTCACTGATGAAAAATGAAACTAATACCATGGCGACGAAAAACGACAACGGAGCCACGCCGCGTTTTTCTCAGCGCCAGTTACAGGCGCTTTGTTCTGATATTGACAGTCAGCCTAAATGGCGCGATGCCGCAAACAAGGCCTGTGCGTATTACGATGGTGACCAGTTGCCACCGGAAGTTCTCCAGGTGTTGAAAGATCGCGGTCAGCCGATGACCATCCATAACCTCATCGCGCCTACCGTTGATGGTGTTCTGGGTATGGAGGCCAAAACGCGGACTGATCTGTTGGTGATATCAGATGATCCTGATGATGAAACAGAAAAACTGGCTGAAGCTATTAATGCTGAATTTGCCGATGCTTGCCGCCTTGGAAATATGAATAAAGCCCGTTCTGATGCCTATGCGGAACAAATCAAAGCGGGGCTCAGCTGGGTGGAGGTCAGACGGAACAGCGATCCGTTCGGGCCTGAGTTTAAGGTGTCTACTGTCAGCCGGAATGAAGTGTTCTGGGACTGGCTCAGCCGGGAGGCTGATTTAAGTGACTGCCGCTGGCTGATGCGCCGCCGCTGGATGGATACCGATGAGGCAAAAGCCACATTTCCGGGAATGGCTCAGGTTATCGATTATGCCATTGATGACTGGCGTGGTTTTGTCGATACCACGGTTACTGAAGGTCAGCCCAGTCCGTTGATGAGTGCATGGGAAGAGTATCAGTCATGGGATCGACAGCAGAACGAATGGCTTCAGCGTGAACGCCGTCGTGTGCTGCTTCAGGTGGTTTATTACCGTACATTCGAGCGTCTTCCGGTGATTGAACTCAGTAATGGACGGGTGGTGGCCTTTGATAAAAATAATCTGATGCATGCGGTGGCTGTGGCATCCGGGCGGGTGCAGGTGAGAGTCGGGCGGGGAAGTCGTATTCGTGAAGCCTGGTTTGTGGGACCGCACTTTATTGTGGATCGCCCCTGCAGTGCGCCGCAGGGGATGTTCCCGCTGGTTCCCTTCTGGGGATACCGGAAGGATAAAACCGGGGAGCCTTACGGGCTGATTTCCCGGGCCATTCCGGCACAGGATGAGGTGAATTTTCGTCGTATAAAACTGACGTGGTTGCTTCAGGCCAAACGCGTGATTATGGACGAGGATGCCACCCAGTTGTCAGACAACGAGCTGATGGAGCAGATCGAGCGTCCGGATGGCATTATTAAACTGAATCCGGCCCGAAAAAATCAGAAAAGCGTTGCTGATGTTTTCCGGGTTGAACAGGATTTTCAGGTTGCCAGCCAGCAGTTTCAGGTCATGCAGGAGTCGGAAAAACTTATCCAGGACACGATGGGGGTTTATTCCGCATTTCTCGGGCAGGATTCAAATGCATCGTCCGGTGTGGCGATCAGCAACCTGGTGGAGCAGGGAGCCACAACCCTTGCCGAAATCAACGATAACTACCAGTTTGCCTGCCAGCAGGTGGGAAGGCTGTTGCTCGCTTATCTTCTTGATGACCTGAAAAAGCGGCGCAATCATGCGGTGGTGATTAATCGCGATGATCGTCAGCGTCGCCAGACCATTGTCCTCAATGCTGAAGGTGATAATGGTGAACTGACCAATGATATTTCAAGGTTAAATACACATATTGCGCTGGCTCCTGTTCAGCAGACACCGGCGTTTAAGGCACAGCTTGCACAGAGAATGTCAGAGGTTATTCAGGGGCTGCCGCCTCAGGTGCAGGCTGTTGTGCTCGATCTGTGGGTTAATCTTCTGGATGTGCCGCAGAAACAGGAATTTGTCGAACGTATTCGTGCGGCGCTGGGGACGCCAAAATCACCGGATGAGATGACTCCGGAAGAGCAGGAAGCGGCAGCACAACAGCAGGCGCTGGAGCAACAGCAGGCAGAACTTCAGATGCGCGAAATGACAGGCCGGGTGGCTAAACTGGAAGCAGAAGCTGCCAGGGCACGCGCGGCTGCGCAACGGGATAATGCTGGCGCACAACGGGATGTCGCCGCGGCACAGGGACAGCGTTATGTGGATGCGCTTAACCAGGCACATACGGCAGAAATCATTACCGGCATACAGAATATGGAACAGGAGCAGGAAGTTCTTCAGCAACAGATGCTGCATACACTACAACAGCGGATGCATGAAATGCCGCTCTGAAAATCCTGAACTTAACGGAACCCCGTCATCGTACGGGGTTTTTTGTTTCCGGAGATAAGCGTTCCGGGAGCGGTGCGCTTATTCGCGGGGGCAGCGATAAGCCTTATTTACTCAACCATTCGGATCTGTCCGATAAACAGACCATGCGGAGTTATTTATGGATTTTGAATTTACGGGTGAAGAAACCCCGGAACAACTGGAAAAAATGCTGGAAGGGCTTGGGGATGTGGATATTGACGGTCACGAACAGGACGGCGTGACAGAGGCCGCCACAGAAAATCATGCGGATGAGGCAGCACAGACACAGACGGGCGATAACACTGCGGCACCGACGCCGGATGCCAGTGCTGAGCAGACGCAGGACGTGAAGGAGCCGGAGGCGAAGGGTGTGCTCACCCGCGATGGTAAACACGTCATTCCCTATGAAGTCCTTGAGGCTGAACGTTCCGGTAAGCAGCGGGCCGAACAGGAAGCCGCACTTCTTCGGGGACAGATAGCCGAAGAAAAACGCCTGGTTGAACTGCTGACGTCTCAGATCCACCAGGCCGGTATGAAACCCGCACCGTTACCGGAAAACGAAAAAATCTCTGATGAGAAGATTGCCCGTATCAGGGAGATGTATCCGGAAATTGGTGACGCGGTGGCTTCGCTCATCCGTAAAAATAACTATCTCCAGTCCCGTGTTCAGCAATCAGCACAGCAGGCAGAAGGTCATGGTGGTGAGGATTTATCACCGGTTCTTGATGCGATGAATGCCGTGCCGGTGCTGAAAACGTGGCAGAACTCCGATCCGGATCGCTTCTCGGTTGCCGTATCCATCGACGGGAAGCTCCAGAATGACCCCGCATGGAAAGACAAACCGCTCACTGAACGTTTCGCCGAAGTGGCCCGCCGTACGCAGCTTGCTTTCGGTGAAGCCAGTGAGCCGCCTTCTGATGACAAGGCAGACAACACGGATATCCGGAAAACGGCGGAAGAAAAAGTGAAAGCCGCTGAACGGGAGATGGCAGTGCCTGCTTCCCCGTCAGAGCTTGGCAACACGGCTTCCGTCGGAACCGGTGATAATTTTGAACGGTTACTTGGTGCTTCCCATACCGAAATTGAAGCAGCCATGCGAGGCATGACGGACGCTGAAATTGACGCGATTCTGGAAAAACTCGGGTAACCACTGAAGGAGTACTGACGTAATGACCACAGTAACAACAGCCCAGGCGAATAAGCTGTATCAGGTGGCGCTTTTCACGGCTGCCAACCGCAACCGCTCAATGGTGAATATACTCACTGAACAGCAGGATGCACCAAAAGCAGTTTCGCCTGACAAGAAAAGCACGAAGCAGACCAGTGCCGGTGCACCGGTTGTGCGAATCACGGACCTCAACAAACAGGCCGGTGATGAAGTGACATTCAGCATCATGCACAAACTCTCTAAACGTCCGACGATGGGGGATGAGCGCGTTGAAGGCCGTGGTGAAGACCTCAGCCATGCTGATTTTTCCCTGAAAATTAATCAGGGCCGTCACCTGGTGGATGCGGGCGGACGTATGAGCCAGCAGCGTACGAAGTTCAACCTGGCATCCTCTGCCAGAACGCTGCTGGGTACGTACTTTAACGACCTGCAGGACCAGTGTGCGATAGTGCATCTTGCCGGTGCCCGCGGTGATTTTGTTGCTGATGACACCATTCTGCCAACGGCAGATCACCCTGAATTCAAAAAAATCATGATCAACGACGTACTGCCGCCGACGCATGATCGTCATTTTTTCGGTGGGGATGCGACGAGTTTTGAAGGTATTGATCAGTCTGACCTGTTCACTCTTGCGCTGGTCGATAATCTCTCACTGTTTATTGACGAGATGGCTCATCCGTTACAACCGGTACGCCTGTCCGGTGATGAGCTGTATGGCGAAGATCCGTATTACGTCCTCTACGTCACGCCGCGTCAGTGGAATGACTGGTACACCTCCACGTCCGGCAAGGACTGGAACCAGATGATGACGCGTGCCGTAAACCGCTCAAAAGGGTTTAACCATCCGCTGTTCAAAGGCGAATGTGCGATGTGGCGCAATATTCTGGTCCGTAAGTATGCGGGGATGCCGATCCGTTTCTATCAGGGGTCAAAGGTTCTGGTATCGAAAAACGACCTGACGGCAACCACAGAAGAGAAGCAGGCCGCAACCAACATCGACCGTGCCATGCTGCTGGGGGCTCAGGCGCTGGCGAATGCGTACGGCCAGAAGGGCGGCGGTCACTTCAACATGGTTGAGAAGAAAACGGATATGGATAACCGTACTGAGATAGCAATCAGCTGGATCAACGGTCTGAAAAAAATCCGTTTCCCTGAGAAGAGCGGCAAGATGCAGGATCACGGTGTTATTGCCGTTGATACCGCAGTGAAGCTGTGATTTTTCCTTTCCCCATGCCGGGTTATCGCCCGGCTTTTTCAGGAGTCATTAATTATGGCAAAGACTATCCTTGCTCCGTCACTGAGTGAGCGGGTTTATTCAGGTACGCATGGTAATGAGTCGGTGGCAGAAGGTGTGTTTACAGTGAATGCTGCCGAACAGGAAACCGTTATTAATCTTCTCTCACTGCCGACTGGCGTTCGCATTAATGGGATCCAACTGATTTCAAAAGGTGGTCTTGGTGGTACGGCGACCGTCAGCGTTAAATCTGGCAAGCATGAGCTCATTGGTGACAGTGGTGCAGTAACTGCCAGCTTTGCTAAATATGTGCCAGTGGAGCCGTACACCACACTGCGTGACGGGGAGCTGGTTACGGTCACCATTAAGACAGCTGCTGCGACCGGTACCCTGAATGTTCTGCTGCGTTATACCGTGGTGGGATACTGATATAAACCTTCCGGCCCGCGTCATGCGGGCTTTTTTATCCGGGGAATTATATGAGCGAGAAAATTGCCGTTGTCTATATCGGCCCCAAACCCGTGAAAAAGGATACCCTTACCGGGAGTCGTACACTGTTCCCGCGTCTTGAGCCGGTGCATGTTGACAGCGCGCTTGCCTGGCAGTTGCTGGCCTTTCCGGATGTCTGGGTTCGTCATGAAGAGCTTGATGGTGTGCTCAAAAAGCAACAACAGGATGAGCAGTTGCGGCAGGCACAGCAGGCGCAGGAAAGAGAACAGGTTGCTCTTGCAGAAGCGGAGAACAGTTTTGTGGTTAGCGTTGGTGGTCAGGATGTGGATTTGAGCAAACTCACGTCCGCACGGCTGGCAACGTTGTGTGAGGCAGAAGAGCTGAATATTCACAAAGACCCGAAAGAAACGGCTGATGCATTTCGTGTCCGTGTGCGTGAGGCATTTCGCCGTCGTGTTGCGGAGACTGAACAGCATGGCGGAACTGACTGATTTTTTACCGTATGTCCGTCGCCATATCAGTGGTCCGCTGAACATTATGATGACGGATGCGTTATCCATGTCGGCAGTGGCATTCTGCCGTCAGTCCCTGTTGTGCCGCCGTGAAGCCACGCTGTCACCGTCAGCCGGAGAGGACTGTGTGCTGCCATATGACGCGGAGAATGAAGAGTGCGTACATATTATTCGTATCCTCGCTGACGGGCGTGAGCTTTTTGCCGGTCATGATGTGGAAATCCGCCCGGGGCGGGTAATGCATTTTGCCTGTTCGCCCGGAGAGGTGAGTGTGCTTTATGCCGTTGCTCCGAAAGCAGGGAGCCGTCAGGTGCAGGATGAACTGCGGGCATGGTCTGAAGAAGTGGCTGCAGGGGCGCTTGAACGGTTGTTCATGCAGACCGGGGTTTCATGGTCAGACCCGTCGCGCGCACAGTATTTCTCTGTGCTGTTTTCTGAGGGTATCCGTCGGGCATATCGCGACACACTGGCGACAAGTCCGTACTCCTCATACCGCAATCCTGTCCGCAGACAAAGGTTTTACTGATGACGACGATTACTGAAATCATCGGACGAGTGAACACGCAACTGGTTGACCCGATGATGGTGCGCTGGCCTCTGGCTGAGCTGTGTGATTATTACAATGATGCTGTGCGGGCGGTGATTCTGGCAAGGCCGGATGCAGGCGCAAGTCTGGAGACGCTGAATTGTGTTCCTGGTGCACGTCAGACTTTGCCTGATGGCGCAATACAGCTTCTTGACGTGATATGCCTCAGCGATGGTAGTGCTATAAAACCGCAATCCCGTGAGGTGCTTGATGCACAGTATCCCGACTGGCACATGCTGAGGGGGAAACCGGAATGCTTTATCAGCAGTGACCTTGCCTCGCGCGTGTTCTGGCTGTTTCCGGCACCGGAGGAGGCTGTGAGTGTTGATGCTGTGGTCAGCCGCATTCCGGAGGCGGTGTATGTTCTGACGCAGGATGATGACACGCCTGTACCGCTGGAAGAGGCTTATGTTAACCCGCTGGTTGACTGGATGTTGTTTCGTGCATTCAGCAAGGATGCAGCCGGTGGTGCAGAGTCAGGACTGGCAGCACAACATTATCAGAGTTTTGTTGAGCAGCTCGGGATTAAACAGGGTGCAGACAGTGCATTGTCTGCCCGCAAGAAGGTGTTTAACGGAGGTGGAATGTGAGTGTTGTTGTTTCGGGGACGCTGAAATCTCCTGATGGTGAGGCAATATCAGGCGCAAATATTACCCTGACGGCGCTGACAGTTTCACCGGATGCGCTCAGCGGCACCAGTGCGTCAGCAGTGACCCGTGAAGGTGGATATTACGGAATGACGCTGGAGCCGGGGGAGTATGCGGTTTCTGTGACGGTGAAAGGGAAGACTGCTGTCTACGGACGTGTGCGTATTGAGGGGACTGAAAGTACGGTGACGCTCAATATGCTGTTACGGCGTAGTCTTGTTGAGGTGAGCATACCCGGAGAACTGCTGACAGATTTCCGGCAGATACAGAACAATGTGGCGGATGACCTTGCCACGATTCGTCGTCTGAACGAAGACACGGCGGTGAAAAATAATCAGGCTTCACAGTCGAAGGAAAGCGCTGCTGCCAGTGCGAAGACTGCATCAGAAAGCGCGAAGGCTGCGACAAGCAAAGCGACGGAGTCTGCACAAAAAGCCAGTGAGGCTGCAGAGGCGGCGACCCGGGCAGGTGAGTCTGAAAAGGCAGCGGCAGCTGACGCTAAAGAGGCCAGACAACATGCTGAAACCGCCAGAGTGGCTCAGGAAGCCGCCGGAGACGTTCTTAAACGTGCTGAGGCTGCTACGGTTAGTGCTGAAGAAGCCAGACGTATGGCTGAGAATGCACGAGGACCTAAAGGCGATACAGGGCCGAAAGGTGATGCTGGTCCTCGTGGTGAAACAGGTCCGGCGGGTCCGCGTGGGGAGAAAGGTGAGCAGGGAGAGCGCGGACCTCAGGGCATACCGGGCCAGAAAGGTGATACAGGAGAACGGGGACCTCAGGGAGTGCAGGGGCCAGTGGGGCCAGCTGGCGCAACAGGGCCATCTGGCCCACGTGGTGCGACCGGGCCACAGGGAGCAATGGGGCCGCGTGGTGAAACCGGGGCCAGAGGCGAAAAAGGAGACCCGGGGGGGCCTCAGGGACCAAAGGGGGATACTGGTCCGAGAGGTGAGCCGGGGCCGGCAGGAGCAAAGGGAGAGCGCGGTGAGACCGGACCTGCGGGGCCGAAAGGGGAACCCGGGGAACGTGGTCCGCAAGGATTACAGGGCCCCGCCGGAGAGAGAGGTGAACCGGGTCCGGCAGGTCCGAAAGGTGAACGAGGCGAAGCTGGACCTCAGGGACCTCGTGGGGAGCCAGGCCCGGCGGGCAGCGCAGCAAATGTGGCAGATGCGACGACGGCACAGAAGGGAATTGTGCAGTTAAGCAGCGCAACGGACAGTGATGATGAAACGAAGGCAGCCACACCGAAAGCTGTGAAGGCGGCAATGGATGAGGCCAGGGCAGCGAAACAGAAGGCAGAAGAGGTTGCGACAACCCGCCCGTCGGGAGAAAGCATACCTGGACCGAAAGGTGACAGGGGCGAGCAAGGACCGGCAGG